TAGCTCACCTGGACGCTCATCCCGAGGCCGGCGAGGCGCCGGGCGCTCTCCGGAGTCAGGAGTGTCCCGTTGGTGACGAGACTCAGCCTGATCTCGGGGCACGACGCCCGCAGCCGATCACAGGCCGCGAAGAGCATGCCGGCGGCCACCATGCTTTCCCCGTCCCCCATGAAGGTGACGGCGCATTTCCCGTGGCGCTGATAGGCCGCCTCGATGTGGCGCAAGATCCGGTCCAGGACCTCGGGCCTCATGACAGCGGAGTGGTCCCCGCCGTCCGCGTAGCAGTAGGAGCATCGAAGATTGCAGGCGCTTGTGAGGCCGATACTGAAGCCAGAGCGGTCCTCGATGTCGAAGGGGGCTTGGCTGGGCTCCTCGGGGAAGGGGATGGTGGCGGGGCGGAAGAAGCCCTCGGCCGAGAGCGCAGCGCGGCATGCCTCGGGGTCCGCCGCCTCCTCCGGAGTCAGGAGCCGGGCCATGCTCAAGAGGGGCGCGAAGGCGATAACGCGCTCGGGGTCGTCCACCTGAACCAGGAAAACATTGTCACCGATTTGGGAAAAACCGCTTGGAATGTGCGTCATCATGCCTACCTGTCAGATGATCCACAGTGGACTTCACACGACCAAGACGTGTATACGTAGCAAGTGCAGACCTGGTTGCAGGTGCAGACCTGATTGCAGGTGCATTGCTGGTTGCAGGTGCAGACCTGATTACAGGTGCATTGCTGGTCGCAAGTGCAGACCTGATTACAGGTGCATTGGTTATCGCAGGCGCATACGGACTGGCATCCACAGACGGAAGCGCCACGGAACCAACAACCATTGGCGCCGTCCTGGGCGTAGGCGGCGGCGGCGGTCACGGTGGGGACACCGTAGGCGCCCGAAGTGCTGTTGAAGAAGGTGGAGCTGTTGACCGTCTTGGGCGCCTCGGCGGCTGGCGGCACATGGTCCTTGACCTCGACCATGTAGGGGGATGCCATGGTCGTCACCGGGCTCGGCCGCGTGATGGTCCAGGTGGGATTGCCCCAGGACTGGGCCCACGCGGGATTCCCCCAAGACTGCCCCATGGTGGTGGAGTAGGTGCTCATGCCTACACCTGGACCATCTTGAGGTTGCCGCCGTCCACGTAGAGCTTGTAGCAGTTCCCATTGGTCAGGTCCTTCAGCACGATCCCGGTCCCGGCGCCCGTAGACTCGAAGCTGTCGGCGGTCATCTTCCCGGTGGTGGTGAAGGCGCCGGTCATGCCGGTGTCACCGGCCCGGTTGACGGGGGTGTAGCCGAGCGCGGCCTGCTTGCCGTTGAAGGTGGCCCAGTCGGCGGCCGAGAGGAGGCCGGTCTGCATGTTGCTGGCGATGAGCTTGCCGGTGATCTTGGTCCAGGCGATGCCGGTCAGGTCTGTATCGTCGTGGGAGTGGGCGCTGGGGGAGAAGGTGGAGGGCTTGCCAGTGACCTCGCTCCAGGCCACGAAGCCCCAGGCCGAAGAATTGGCCGTGGCCCCGGCCTTCAGGACGGCGCCGTCGTTCGTGGTCCCGGTGGCAGGGACATGACTGAGGCCGTCGCCGGAGGGGTGGACGTAGGGCGCGGCCACGGAGATCGTGCCGTCAGCCTGGATGGTGATGTTCGCCCCGATCTTGACGCCGCCCAGCGTAGAGCCGGTGGCGGCCGGCAGAACGTAGGCGTAGGAGACGAAGAGGGAGCCCTGCGCGTCGATGCTGAGGCCGGAGCCCACCTTCACGCCGCCGAGGGTGCTGGCCGAGGCCACGGGCGGGGGGAAGGTGCTCGGAACGCTGTCGAGCTGGCTCCAGGGGTGCCGGTGGCTGATCGGGGCGAAGGCGGCCGTGAAGTCGTGGGTGTGCCCGACGTTGCTCTTGGAATCCAGGGCCGACTGGAGGCCCGTCACGTCGCTGATGGGGTGGCCGTGGGCCGTGGCCGGATAGCTCGCGGGCTTGCCGGTGATCTTGTCCCAGCCGATAGCCTGGAGGTCGGAGTCGGGGTGGGTATGGGCCTTGCCGACCACGAGGCGGGGGATGCCGTCACGGTCGCCGATGGCGAGCTGGGGGTTCAGGGGGTCGTCCCACACGGCGGCAGGCTCTCCAGGGCGGAGGGCAACGGCCAGGAGACGGGCCCACAGGCCGCGCTTCAGGCGGAGGTCACGAAGGACGCTCATACGATCTCACCTCCGTCGATGAGGGTGGGGATGTCCACCTGGGCCTGCCTCGTAACGACCTGGGGCAGATTCTTGATCTGGACCAGGGAGGCCGCATCAAGGGGGGCCACGCCGCCGGGGACGCCGAGCTGGCTGGTGGGGATGTAGTCGGTGCTGGTGCTGGTGCCGGTTTCGCTCACTTGATCTCGCCTCCATCTGCCGACGCAGGAACGTCGATGGTCTTGCCCGCCAGAACCACGCCCGGAAGGTTCGTCGTGGGGATGATTCCGCTCTCGTCGAGCGGCGCAGCTCCACCAGGGGCGCCTTCCATGTCGGTCGTCAGGTAGACCAGCTCGGTGGACTGCTTCGTGCCGTCCGTGGTGCCCTTCGGATACCAGTAGACGCGGAGCGTTGATGCGCCATAGGTTGAAGAATCCACTTCGACGCTGGACACCTTGACCCGGGGCTCCCAGGTTTCGATGGCGTCGGTGACGAGCCGGACGATCTTGGCGGTCATGCCCACCTGCGGGTTATCCACAAGCCCAAGCAAGTCGCAGCCGAACTCCGGGCGATGGGGGATGGTTCCCTTGGGGGTGCTCAGGATGATCTTGATGGCCTGCGAAAGCTCGTCGATGCCGGTGACAACGGCACCAGACACGCCGAGCGCAGGCTGCCAGTAGGGGACTGCCGGGAGGTCGTAGGCCATGTTTCCAGCGTGGAAGAGGGGCCCAGGGTTCTCTATTTGCCCTGGTGAAAACGAAAGGCCCGGGAGCGGATCCGGGCCTCGTGACGTGCGGAGTGGTGCGCCCTAATTCGGGACGGTGGTGACGGCGTTGCTCCCCTGGGCCGTGTGGGTGTGGGCGTTGAAGCTCCGGCCAACGGAGAGCAGGTCGGTGTCGCTCTTGATGGTCCCCTGGACGCGGAGCTTGCCGGGAACCGAGCCGTTCGAGTCGAGGGCTTCGTTCCCTACACCGATCCCCCCATTGGCGAGCAGGGGCCCGTCTACCTGGAGCAGGCCCGAGACGCGGGTGATCGGGGCCTTGAGGTCCACACGACCGGAGGCCTGGACCTGGGCTGTGGCACAGGTGGCGTTGATGTGGCCCGTGGCGGTGGCGTCGATGTTCTGCCCGGCGGTGGCCGTGATGGAGCGCCCGGCGTGAACCGTCACATCCCCGGGGGTGTCGATGAGCACGGTGGAGGCCGTGGGGTCCACCTTGATCTTCGTGCCGTCCTCAGTCTCCACGTAGAACAGCTTCGGGTCGGAGACGGGGGCGGGATCTGGGGTCGAATATAGGGCGCCGAGAACGATTCCGTCCTCGCCGTTCTCGTCCAGGAGGACGACCACCTGGCTACTCACCCTGGGGAGCCAGTAGACCTTGGCGCCGAGGGCGAAGGGGACGGCCATCGGGAGCCAGTCTGTGATGATGTTGTCCTCGTCGGGGAGCCGGACGCGGAGCTTGGCCTTGGCCCCGTCTACCGCGATGACGATGCCGCGCCTCCAGGCGGGCTTGGGTTCAGCTTGCGACATGCCTGACCTCCAGTTCGGTCCTGTAGCCTTCCCCCCGGGTGATGCTGTGCCGGGCTGCGCGGATCAGCCATAGGCCATCCAGGACGCCGAACTTCGTCAGCTCCAGGTTGCAGCCGGCGACGAGCTGGGGATTCCCGGGCAGGGTCAGGGTTGCGTCCCTCTCCCAGGACTTCTTGACGTGCATGGCGGCCTGGGCGAGCCGCTGGGTGTGGGCCTTACTCTCGGTGCGGCGCCGAACCTTGTGGCGGTCGGGGTGCGGATTTTCGGGCATCGTGGCCGTCGTGGAGCGAAGCTCCTTTGTGGTGCCGTCGAAGTAGCTGGCCTCGGTGGCGCTCACGACGACCTTCTCGCGGAAGCGGTAGCTCGTCATGTCGGCCGGGGTGAGGGAGAGGACCTTGGGGAGCTTCTCCAGGGCAAAGAGGTCATGGAACACGAGCTTATCGCCCTTCACGCTGAAGACGATGCCGTGCTCGGCTCCGATCCGGTTCAGGAAGCCGAGGTCCGTCTCCCGGTGCTGGGTGGCCCGGGACCATCGGACATCGGGCACCTCCCCGACGAGGGTGAGGCTGTGGTAGGAGGCCACCTCGTAGGCGATGGACCGGAGGCTCTTGCCCTCGAAGGCCCGGGACTTGGAGGTGCGGAGCGCCGTCATGTTGCCCGCGCCTAGGGCTCGGATGGTCACGACATCGGGCGGGCCATCCAGCTCGATCTCATCGACTTGGCAGACGCCGGTAGAGAGGAGGGGGCGGCCTTCGTAGCCGAGCGCAGCTTCGATGGAGGTCCCCTTCACGGGATACCACTGGTTCATCCAGCGGCCCTCGGAATTGTCGAGCTTGACCTCCAGACCGTCGCTCTCGCCCTCCAGGTGGTCCTGGTAGGCGATCTCGATCAGCCAGGGGTCGAAATACCCGGTCGCGTCCCGGTGGTTCACGAGGAGCTGGGCGATGGGCTTGTCGATCAGCTCCATTCCAGGCTCCCCGCCTTAATCGTGGTCTTCGTGCCGCAGAGGGGGCACTTGATCGCAGGCGTGACCGTGGGGGCGTTCGCGTGGCCGTCCACCTTGAGGCCGGGCAGGCCGATGAGCTTGCGGCAGCCGACGCAGCGGTGCAGCCACTTCTCGCCCATGCCGTATTTGATCTCACCGGGCGCCAGCATCTCCTTGGGGCCAGCGATGCGGCAGCGGAAGGTGGCCGGGTTGGTCTTCGCCATCAGGAAATCCTCCAGGGGGGCAGGGGCGAGGCGTCGGTGGTCGTCTCCTCCTCCAGGATGGGGATGCGGACCTTGACGTTCGCGGGCAGGATCGCGGGGAAGCCCAGGTTCAGATTCTCCCGGGCGATAGGCTCGTAGCGTGTCGGGTCGCCGTAGTAGAGATCCGCCAGGGAGTCCCAGCGGTCAGCCGGGCCGGTCGTGTGGATCAAGTATTCCTTCGCGCTCACTTCCCGACCTCCGTGACGCTCACGCCGTCCTTGTTCGTGACGATCTTCGACTGGACCGCAGGCGACAGGCCCTTCCCTGCCCCGGTCTTCGACTTGATGCCCGTGGGCGGGGTCTTCCGACTGGAGACGACGAGATCAGGGGGCTTCACCCATTCCCTGAGCCGGATCGTGGCCGTGGCGTGGCGGATCTTGCCATTCGGCCACTGTTCGGCCCTCTGGTGGTCGATCCCCGCCAGGACATACTTCCCGGCGTAGACGCCGGAATCATGGCGGCCGAGCACCAGGTCTAGGACCTCGCCAGACTCCATGCAGGCCTTCAGGTAGAGCAAATCCGCCTCGGGAGACTCCGTGGTGGAGGTATGGAGCGTGATCTGGAGGGTGATCTCCTCGGGCTTCAGGCCCGTGAGCTGGAGCCGGGTCTTGCCCCCGACGACGGGGTGCTCCGCCAGCTCCACCTCCTGCTTGTCCTGGAAGTCCGTGGGACCGGCCATGAGGCCGAAGGTCAGGTTTCCGATGCTGCCCCAGCTCACTAGAACCTCCTGCGGGAGTCGCTGCCGCTCGCCCGCTCCAGCTCTCGCTTAATGAGGGGAACGGCCTTGAGGATGGCCTTCTCGACGTTCAGCTCGACGCCGGGGGCCGAGCCACGGGCATCGACATGGATGACGACTTGCATCCCGCCCCGGGCGCCGGTGGCCGCCATGGCGAGGCCGCCGCCCGCAGCGAGGCCGCCGCCGATGATCCTGGGGGCGAGGCCGCGCACCATGGAGGCCGCGCTCGCCATTCGTTCGACGAGGGCTCGTGGATTCATCGACTCGGCGATGGTTTCAAAGAGGCGCAGCTTGTGGATGTCCGACAGCGGGCCCTCCTTGGCCGGGCTGAAGGGAAGGAAGCGCCGGAGCTTCGTCACGACCGACTTGACCGCCTCGACGGGCTTCATGGCGACGGAGACGATGCCCTTGGTGAAGGCCTCCAGGAGCCCCACGCCGGCCTTGAAGGACGGGCCAAAGAAGGCCGTGAAGAAACTGAGGATCTTGCCGACCGCTCCGATGGCGATGTTCGCCCACTGGACGATCTGGGTGAGCACCTTCACGAAGACGAACAGGCCGGCCACGGCGGCGATCACGGGGAGCAGGAGCGCCCCGATCACGATCTTGAGCTGGACCAGGACGAAGGGCTTGGCGATCTCCCACAGCTTCGCAAAGAGGGGCACGAGGGGCTGGATGGCCTTCCACAGGGCGGCGAAGGCCGCCTTTCCCTGCTCCCAGAGGGTAGAGAGGAGCGGCTTGAGGGTGTTCCAGAACTGGGCACAGGCCGCCTTCATCTGTGCCCAGGCCTCGCCGAAGGCAGCCGAGACGCCCGGGAAGGTCTTCTTGAACCACGCGGCGATCCGGTCCCAGTTCTTCCAGAGCACGATGCCGACGACGATGAGGGCCACGATGGCAGCCGTGATCCAGCCGATAGGGGTGGACATGAAGGCCGCACCCAGTGCCCAAACCGCCTTCCCGCAGGACACGAGGGCGGGCCAGAGGCCGGTGGACAGGAAGGTGCCCAGCCAGGAGAGGGCCGGGGCGAGGCTCGTGATGAGGCTGAAAACCTTCCCGAAGAAGAGGATGAAGCCCCCGCCCACGGCCAGGAGCATCCCGAAGCCCGTAATGATGGAGACGAGGCCGGCCGCGATCTTGGGGTTCGCCTTCTGCCAGTCGTCAAAGCGTTCCAGCAGTTCGTTCGCCCGGTTCAGGACCTTCTTCAGGCCCTCGGCCACCGGGGCGAAGAACCGGCCGGCGACGTTCGAGAAGGTGCCCCAGGTGTTCTCCAGGCGCCCGGCGAGGGTCTGAGTCTCGCGCTTGACCTGCTCGTTTAGGTGCTCGCGCTGGAGCTGGAGCTTGGCCTGCTGATTGAACTCGGAAGTGCCAACCAGGGCCAGCCGGGAGCCTTCGGCGCCGAAGAGGGTGGTGCCGACGAGGAGCCGCTGCTCCTTGGTCAGGCCCTTGAGCTTCTCGAGCTGGGCGACCATGCGGGGGATGCTCATCTCCCCCTTCTCGTCGAAGAAGTCCAGGGAGATGCCCTTCGAGCGCAGGAGGTCCCCGGCCTCGCCCCACAGAGCCCCTCGGCTCGCGGAGAGGCGAGTCTTGATCCGGGCGATGTGCTCGACGCCCTGACTGATGGCCGTGCCGACCTGAGAGGGGTCGATGCCGGTCTTCGAGAGGGCACCCATGACCGTAGACATCTGCGTAGCGGTGTCCAGGCCCTCCCAGCCCAGCATCCGGGCGGAGCTGCCGGCATACTTCATCGCCTCGAAGAGGCCTGGCACACTGAGCCGGGAGCTGTTCGCCGTCCGGTTCAGGATGTCGGCAAACTTGATGGCCTCCTGGCCCGTCAGGTGGAAGGCGTTGGCCGTGGTCGCCATGCCCTCGCCCGCGATCTCGGAGGTGAGGCGCTGGACGACCTTCAGGTTCGCGGTGGCCTCCAGGAGCCCGCCGTCGATGACCCCCGCCTCCTGGCCGCCCTTACGGAGGGCCACGATCAGGTCGTAGAAGTCCTTCGTGCTGCCGGGCAGCGTGTTCCCGAGCTTGAGGGCCTTCTGGCTCAAGCTGTCGAAGTGCTTGTCCATGCCGTCCACGGTGCCCAGGACATTCTTCAGGGACACCTCGGACTGCTCGAGATCGCTGAAGGCCTTCACACCCAGGCCCACGCCAGCCAGGAGGCCGGCGCCGGCGGTGAAGAGGCTTCGACCAGCCGCGTTGAGCTTCTCGGAAGCGTTACGCAGCCGGTCGAACTTCTTCTCGAGCTGGCCCATGGCCTCGCCCGCCCGCCCGGCTGCCTTCGACAGCTCCTCCCGGGCGGCAATCAACATCTGGAACTTGAAGTCGGTCATTCGGTCGCTGCCTCTTGGGATTCTCGTTCTGCGATGTCGGCGGCGATCTCAAGCCAGTAGGCCGCCTCGTCAAGGTCGAGGTCCATGACCTCGCGGTAAGTCCAGCCCGCCCACCTCGAGAGCTGAATCAGCCCTTCAGGGTGGACGTAGGGGAGTTTCCCTGGCCTTTCTCCATCACGAGGAGCAGGTCCTCCAGCTCCAGGTCCAGCAGGTCCTCGTAGACGGCGGGCTTGCCGTCGATCTGGACCACGGGGGCGATCAGGGCGATGCCACGCTCCGATTCGGGTGCCCCCTTCCCCGCCACCCGGTCGGCGCTCACGATGTCCCGGCCCTTCAGGGACCGGGTGATGCGGGCGCTCTTGCCGCTCACGGGCAGGGTGAACTCGATGGGATAGGTCCTGGCGGCGGCGACAGCGGCGGCCGTGGTGGTGGGGTCGATGGTGATGGGTTCGGTGCTCATCGGTTCCTTCCTCATGGGGATCGTGTGGAAGAGGCCCGCCCAGGACGACCCCGGGCGGGCGTTTCAGGGCTCGGCCTAGCTGATGCCGAGGTTGGCGCGGAAGGCCGCGAGGATGTCCTCGCCGCCGACGCGGTGGATGCTGTTCTCGATGTCCACTTCCTCGACATCGGCGGAGTTGACCACGAGGCGGTAGTAAGTCACCTCCATCGTGTATTCGGGGTTGGAGCCCTCACTGGACTTCAGCTCGCCGACCTTGCGGCCAGAGAACCAGCCGCGCAGGTAGACCGCCACGGGCTCGTCGGTCGTGTTGCCGTAGCCGTCCCTGGACTTCTGGTTCGCCCGGACCATCAGGCTCACCGTCTTGTTCGGGTTGGCCGTCAGGGCGTGGAAGTCCTCATACATGCCGTTCATCTTGATGACGGCGGTGAGAGGCTCCATCGCGCCGGGGAGCTTGGGGGTGCCGATCAGGTCGCCCGCCTTGTGCTCGATGGCCTTGTGCTTCACGTCGGGCAGCGTGATAGAGGCCATGGCCCCCAGGTAGCTCCCGCCGGCGGCGTAGAGGTTGCAGTTCGTGAGCTGCTTAACGCGGATCGCCATGGCTTCTCCTTACTTAATCGCGTTGCTGTAGAGGTTCACGTCGAGGTAGGCCTCGAACGTCAGGCGCTCCAGCGGGGCCGGAGGCATGAACCGATAGCCGAGGGTCAGGTGGCCACCGGCGAGCTGGCTCGAGGGGTTCTTCGCGGCGTCGAAGAAGGCCTTGCCATCGACCACGGCTCCGCGACCGATCAGGACGCGCAGGAAGGCGTTCGCGTCGTCGAGGATCTGGTCCACGAGCGCCTGGGTGATCGGGGCATCGACATACTGGAAGCAGGCCAGCTCCAGGCTCTCCTCGATCACGTCGGCGGTGCGCCGGACGGCCATGAAGGTGTCGGGGTCGGAGCTGCCGGGGTAGGCGGCGGAGCGGTTGCCCCACACGCGGTAGCCGGTGCCGTAGCCGGAGTAGGTGGTCATGATGCCTGCCGCGTTCAGCAGATTCAGGTCCGCATTGATGTCCTGGAAGCTGCCGTCGATGGGGCGCTCCAGGCCGACGACGCCCTTCATCTCGGTGTTCGAGGGGGACCACCAGTAGCCCTTCTCGATGTCCTTGGCGGCGCAGGCACCGGCCACGAACTGAGACATCGGGCGGAGCACGGTGTTCCCGCTGCCGTCCACAGCCTTCACAGCCGGGTAGCAGATCATGATGCGCTTGCTGGAGGTGTTCAGGGTGGTGGAGCGGGCGGCGATGGCCTGGGCCGGGGAGAGGCCGGTCGCGGCATCGACGTAGGCGATGGCCCTGAGCTTGGTGGCGATGGAGTCGAGCTGGCCCATCACGCCGGTCAGGCCGGTGTAACCCGGGGCGATGAGCTGCTTCGGGGCGAAGCCATAGGTCGGCTTCACGTCCAGCATCGCCATGAGGCCGGTGCGGGTGCCGTCGCCCTTGGTGGTGCCGATGATGTCGGCCGCGCCCACCTTGGACGGATCGGGGTTGCCCGTGGTCTGGTGGGCGGGGCTGGAGGGATCGAAGACGTTCACGACCACGATGGGGCCGGCGCCCTGGGCCAGGATGGCGGCGATGGCGGCAGGGATCGTGTATCCGGTGGTGTCGGGCCCGAAGAACGCGGCGGCGTCCTTGTCATTGGTGATGAGCACCGGCGCGTTCACGGTCTTCTTGCTCGCGTCGGCGAGGAGATGGATGGGGGCCGAACCGATCAGGCCGATGACGGCGGTGGCGATGGTTTCCACCTTCCGGGGGCCGGTCTGGTATTCGATGGTTTCAACGCCGTGCAAAAAGCTCATGGCTTACTCCTGAGTGGTGGCCGCTTTGCGGTTGGTCTTGGGGGCGGGGGCGGGGGCGGCCTCGGGCACGAGCTGGCCCACGTAGACGAGCCGCTGGGCAAGCTCGCCGTCAGGGATCTCGACGACGCCCGGGACGAGCACGTAGTCCGTGCCGTCAATAGAGGCCGACTGGATCGGGCCGGTGTAGGTGCCCTTGAGGGTGCTCATTTCGGGAACTCCGGGTAGAAGGTGGTGTCCTTGAGGCGACCGCCGATCACAGGCATGGCGCCCTCTATCTCGCCGCCGCCGAGGATCGGGGCGTCGGTGGTGGGGGGCTCGGCCTGCACGGAGACGGTCGGGATGCAGATGTGCGAGGCGAACTCCCAAACGCCGTTCTCTTCCGTCGAGAATCCTTCCCTGATGATGTAAGCGCCGCTGGAGGCGCCCGGGGCGACCCAGCCAGTGAGAGCCTTGCGGATCTCGTCCAGCACTTCGTAGCCGCCGGAGTGGTCCCGAAGGTTGCGGACCAGGAGGTGCAGCTCGAACTCGAGATCCCGCTCCTGAGCCACCACGTCGGCCGAGAACGGCTTTCCGTAGCGGGAACCCTTGTAGGCGACCAGGACGGCGCCGGTGGGGCTGGTGAAGCGGTATTCAGAGATGCGCTCCGGCCATGCCTCCACGGCGAAGTCGGCGAGGGCAGGCCACGACAGGAGGCGCGTCACGATGGCGGCTTCGAGGGCACGGATCACAGCGTCGTCCCCTCGAAGGTGGTTTCACGGAGCATCCGGCCGCTGTAGCGGTCGAGCAGCTCGTCGGTGAACAGCGGATCCGGGCCAGAGCGTCGGACGCTGGGGGCCGCAGGAGCGCCCGCGAGCGTCTCCTTCCGGGCGGCGAGCCGCTCCAGCCGCTTCAGGGCGTCCTTGTAGCGGTCCCGCGAGGGGTCCGTGTCGCCCTGGGGCCGGAGCGCGTGGAGCTTGTAGATGGCGATGTCGCAGACGATGCCCTTGAGGCTGGGCGGCACGTCGGTCAGGGGAAGGGGATAGCGGGCTGCCAGGAAGTCATCCACCTCGTTGCAGGCGTCGTCCAGGGCGACCTGGAGCTTCACCGCGTCGATGGCATCGCCGCGACCAGAGCCGGTGAGCTGGGCCACCAGCCGCTCGTCGTAGCGGGCCGTCACGTCGTCGATGGTTGCGTAGCTGGCAGCCACTTCTTACTCCTGAGCCTTGGGCGCCTCGGCGGCGACGGGATTGGAGGCAGCAGCAGCGGAATCAGCGGCGGTAGCGGCCTCTTCCTGGGCCTTCTGCACGTAGAGCTGCTTCTTGGCCTCGAAGATCAGGCCGATCACCTCGGCGCGAAGGTTCTTCACCTTGGCCTTGGGGCTGGGGTCCAGCTCGGCGCCGAAGGTCACGGAAGCGTAGGAGCGCAACTCCCGGGCATCCATCGCCTTCAGCGCGTCGGCGGAGGCGAACTTCGCCTCGATCTCGGGGTCCGGGGTGGAGCAGGCGGCCGGAATCTCTTCCGTGCCGCCCTTCTCTTCCTCGGAGTCCGCCTCGCGGTCTTCGACCACGAGGTTCAGGGCGATCAGCTCCTCCACCTCGGACGGCTCCCCGAAGAGGAAGCCGTCCAGGGGGTTGAGGACGCCCTTGAAGTAGTGGGGCTCGGTCACTCGGTAGCGCATGACTAGCTGACCACCGTGCTGTAGAGGAAGCCGGCGTCGGCGCCCGCGATGTAGAGGCCGTGCTCGTAGATGTATTCGCCCTCGAAGCTGCGGTTGCTCCGGTTGAACTCGGGCGCCGTCACGACGGGCATGTTCTCCAGCTCGTAGTTGTAGCCGTAGCTGGGGGTCCGGCGGCTCTTGGAGCCGGTGCTCACGTAGGCGAGCACGGCGAAGGTGCCCCAGATGTCGCTGAAGGTGTCGGTGTCGTCGGCGACGACGGCCTCACCGGACACGACCTTCTCGAGCTGGAAGAGGCGGGCGAGGTCCTCCAGGCTGGGGATCTGGCTGGAGGTATACTTCAGCCGGTCCAGGATCTTCGCGTTCTTCTGGAGCGCGGTGAGCACCTTGGGGCCGATGACCAAGGTGTTCGGCCGGACGCCGACCTTCTGGCGGATCGCGTCCTTGCCGGTGGCGAGCTGGCCGAACACGTCGCCGGTGTCGGTGTCCCAGCGGTCGGTGGAAGTCACCGTCGCCTTGTTGCTCGCGCTGTAGTTCGCGGCGTTGGTGGCGAGCACGGCGGCCTCGTTCTCGATCTCCAGCCGGACGTTCTGGCTGATGGTCTGGAGGCTCTCGTCGAACAGCTCGACATCGGCCA